AGAAAAAGATAAGATATACATAGTTGATGAGATAGTCATTTATTCAAGTAATACTGATGAAATGGTGCAAGAAATAAGAGATAGATATGGAAGTAAGATGCACATAACTATCTATCCTGACCCAGCTTCAAGACAAAGAAAAACAAGTGCTGGTGGGAGAACTGATTTATCAATATTACAGAATGGTGGCTTTCATGTTAAAGTAAAAAATAGACATCCAGCAGTAAGAGATAGAATCAATGCTGTAAATTCTAAACTCAAAGATACTAATGGAAATCGTTATATTTTTGTTTCCAAATCTTGCAAAACATTGATAAAAGGATTACAAAGACAAACATACAAGGAAGATACAAATATTCCGAATAAAGAAGATGGATTTGACCATATGAATGACGCATTAGGCTATATGATTGATTATATAAAACCTTTAGTAGTTCAGATGCCAAGTTCAAGACCAATTAGATGGACAATGAAATAGACTATGGCATATTCACGAGACGAAGCATTTGAAACACACAAAGATTATAAAGAAAATGTTAATCAATGGGAATATTTTATAAGATCATTTAATGGTGGTTATGATTACACAGTAGGTCAATATCTTAACAGATATAATTTAGAATTAGATAACGAATACAATCAAAGACTTGGTAATACTCCATGTGATAACCATTGTAAAAATATTATTCAAATCTATTCATCATTTTTATTTAGAGTAAAAGCATCAAGAGATTTTGGTGCTATGGCTGATGAGCCTAGTTTAGAATCGTTCTTAAAAGACTCTGACTTAGATGGAAACCATTTTGACTCTGTAATGAAACAGGCTCAAAACTATGCTTCTATTTATGGACATTGTTTTTTAGTTTTAGATAAACCAAAAGTGACAACGAACACAAGAGCAGAAGAACTAGACCAAGACATAAGACCATATATGTCAATACTTACACCTGAGAATGTTTTAGATTGGAATTTCAAAAGAGAAATAAATGGAAAATACACATTAGATTATCTGAAAGTAAGAGAGGAAGTAGATAAGGATGGTGGCACTTACTTTAGATTATGGTATCTTGATCGGATTGAAACTGTCTATGCCAAATCAGACAGAGACGAGCCGACAGTAATAGATACTGCCGATAATCTGATTGGCAAGATACCAGCAGTTATCTTATACAATTCCAAATCGCACAAAAAGGGGATTGGTCAATCAGACTTAACAGACATAGCTGATTTACAGAAAGCTATCTACAATGAATTATCAGAAGTAGAACAGCTTATCAGATTAACAAATCATCCTAGTTTAGTTAAGACTCCATCGGTTAATGCTAGTGCTGGTGCTGGTGCTGTAATAGAAATGCCTGAAGAATTAGAGCCTAATTTAAAACCATATCTACTTCAACCATCAGGGCAAAACTTACAAGCTATTATGGATTCTATAAATGGTAAAGTTAATGCAATAAATAGAATAGCACATACAGGAGCAGTAAGAACATCTAAACAAGCAGTATCTTCAGGAATAGCTTTACAAACAGAATTTGAATTACTTAATGCAAGACTATCAGAAAAAGCAGACAATTTACAAATAGCAGAAGAACAGATATTTAGATTATATGCACTATTTCAAAATTCTAATTTTGATGGAGAAATAAACTATCCTGATTCATTTAACATTAGAGATTATGCTACTGATCTTATTTACTATCAACAAGCTAAGTCATTAAGTATTGGCTCTCCTACATTTATGAAAGAAGTAGATAAAGAAATTGCAAGAGCAGTAGTAGATGACAACGAAAAACTAAATGACATATTTGATGAAATAGACTCAGCTTCAGAAGTTGGTCAATTTACACAAGACGAAGTACAACAAGAAACAGTAGCAGAAGAAGAAGTTTAATGAATGTCAGATATAGTAAAAGATTTAACAAATTACAGAATCAAAGGTATTGAAAAAGCCGAAGTTGAATTTTACGAGTCATTAACAAGAACATTAGATAAAATAGAAGATCAAATAGTTTCATTAGTAGATAGAGATTTACCAAGACAGGCTGGTAAGCTTATTGAATTACAAAGTGCAGTAGCAATAAGACCAAAGATAAAAGCAATACTTGATAAAGAATATTTACCATTTGCAGATAGAGTTGTTAGAAAAGGTTTTGGAGAACAAGCTAAAAGAGTTGAAAGACAATTTAAAACAATAGGTATTATACCACCTGAATTTCAAGAACTTACTAAGGGAGATTTAGCTTTAGTAAAAAATTTAAAGCAACAATATTACACACAGTTTAAAGATGTATCAAACAATTTTACAAGAATATTATCAGATAAAGTATATCAAAATACATTAGTTGGAACAGAATTTACAGTATTAGAAAAAGAACTAAGAGAATCTATTAATGGTATATATGCTAATTCAAGAGACCCAGCAGTTAATAGATTAGTAGATTATGTAAAAAGAAATAGAGATAACCCAGCACTTAAAAGCAGAGTTGATATAGCAGTTAAACAATTACAAAGTAAATATGCAAGAACTAGAACAGGAGAGAACATGAAAAGGTATGCTGGTCAAATACTTAATGACTCTTTGAGAGACTTTGATGCTACATTAAACTTTAATAAATCAAAAGATGCTGGACTTACATTTGTTAAATACTATGGAGATGTAATACCTACAACAAGAGACTTATGTAGAAGAATGGTAAGTGGACAGCTTAACAAAAGAAAGAATGGTTTATTTACAATAGCAGAGATACAAGACATTTGGGCTAGTAGAAGTTGGTCAGGTAAAAAGGGTGGTAATGCTATGGTAGTCAGAGGTGGATATAATTGCAGACATCAATTTAGTTATGTAAATCCTGATTGGTACGAAGAAGATGGAGAAGAATCTCAGATACTTAAAACAAGAGAGCCTGTTGTTAAAAGAGAAAAGAATGTAAATATATCATCATTAGCAAATCCAATAACACTTACTGCTATTAGACCTGTTTCATTAAAAGAATCTAAATTAAGATTACAAAAACAAATAGATCAAAATGCACAAGATAGTAGATACCCAAAAAATACATTTAGATTCAGGAACGCATCAAAAAATGTTGGCAAGGTACAAATTAGAGGTTTGAATGAACAACAAGCAACTTTGGTCACAGCTATATTTGACGAATTAAATGAATTAGCTGTAAAGTATAATGTACCAAAATTAAGAGGATTAAAAGTAAGCCCATCAAAAAGATATAATGGTGCTATGGGAGATGGTATTTTATATTTAGGAAGTCAGTTTGTAAGTAATAATACAGCATTAGGTAAATTACCAATTACTAAATGGAAGTATGGAGACGATATTACAAAAAGACCATTTAGTACAAAAGCTTATAGAAGCGACCCTGTTGATAGATTAAGAAATACCATGTACCACGAATTTGGACATCACATACATCAAATGAAATATGTAAATAATCCATTAGATTATGGATATAGATTTACTCCATTAATAGAAAAGAAAGTTGCAAAATTAATAAGAGACGAAAGAGCAAAAGTTCCATTTGTTAAAAGATTTATTGGTAATTCTGAATATGGAGATACAAATCCTCACGAATGGTTTGCAGAGCAATTTGCATCTTATACATTTGGAATGACAGATAAAGTCCATCCATCATTTATAAAATTAATAAAGGAGATAGAAGATGAAGTGGTTAATTAGATTAAAAGAACTATTGGAAAAAGATACAATAAACCAAGAAGAATATGATGAATTTGTTGCTATTGGCAACACTTTAACAAAAGAATCAGATTTAGAAAAATACAGAGAATTTGGAGAGGGTATATATCTTTTATTAAAGCCTGATGTAAAGACAGGCGATGACTTTTGACAATTACAAATAATGCTGATAAATCAAAGATATTAACAAATAGGAGAAACAATGTCAGACGACACACAGGTTAATCAACCGAAAAATGATGTTCAGGAAGCTGAAGTTAAACAAACTCAAACTGACGAGAAACCAACACCAACATTTAATCAAGAAG